GGTTGATGTTTCGAAGGTTTAGATGGTATAAACACTACATTACATATTACATGTTTACATATTTTAAAACCCCATCTGAGAGAGACTGAAGCGACTGGGTTGCCCATTGTTCTAAGCAGCCACGGGGGTCAAGCACCTGACCTAGAACACCCCTAATTTCGGGTGAGAATAGAAATCTGCATTGGTCTGGCATCCAATGTAAGTACAAGGGCCACAAAATTCGCCAATATACCCCCCTGCCCTGGGGGGTTACGCCACGGGCCATCCTAGAAATAGGAAGACCCAACCCCAAACGAGGCTCACTTACTGAACACCCCGGAGGCCAGTCTCCATGGCTTATGCCCATGGAGCTGCAACCTACCCTGGTGAAGAAGTCACCGACAGTGCCTAGCACCAAGTTGCCCATGCTTGGTTATGGACCAACACTGGAAGAAGTGCCGAGAGGATTTAGTGCCGAACCCTGCTACCCGTAGCACCATTATGGGCTGCGGACGTGGGGTCGTTAGGGTGGCGTGTTTTAGTACTGCAAAGGAAAGGACATGCCATCTCGACGATCGCGCGCCCGCGGGGCGTCCCAACGGACGGCCCCGAAACCCGTTGGAAAGGGAGGAAAAGGGAATGCTGAAGCGGCAAGCAAACCCAGAAGGAGGAAAGGACCGAAGGCCAGAAAATGGCAAAATAAGAAGAGACGTAGTGACCCACGTTTCCAAAACAAAATCCCTCCCCATTGGAATCACGATTGGGAAGGATTGTTTGACGGCAACAAGGTGTCAAAAGCCCTGGTGTTGGGGCCTCTTCTTGATGACTTCGATTGTCCATTACGACCGGCAAGGAGCAATAGCGAGATCCAGAAGGCGAAGGATCGCTCCATTGACCGGACCACGGATGCTGACTCACAGCCAACCGTTCAGAGTGGAACGGTGCCGCAGACGGTGGATCAACCCGTCAACCCAGAACCATTGCATAGCGAAACCATTGATGATTTCTCTACCTCTCAGGTCTCTGGCGCTGACTCAACTCTGGTGTTGGAGGAGAGTCAAAATGAGGCGGTGTTGCCTCAAGTTGTTCTCACTGAGGAACAACTAGCTCACCCTGTGCGGGGGTACGAGCAGGGAAGTGATGTTCCCCTAGACACGATCGACACGACTACCCCGCAGAGCCATTACATGGAAGGCACAACCTACCAAGTGAACGGAGCTCTCGGTGAGTTTGAGGTCGCTAGGGAATCACACTTCACTCGGTGGTGCCGGGAGACAGCGACGAAGCTGACGCCGGCCCCTCGGGACCCAACGAAACGCAAAACTCTCACAAGCATCGTGGATCGCGCCATTCGGAGACGAGTGGCCTGGGCCTTGATGCCGACCAGTGATCCGGTTTCTGTTGGAGTCCTTGAAGCTATCGCCGATGGTCGGATTCAACCCACTCATGTGCCCACCCCTGACGCGAGGGGGGTGGAAACCCTACAAGCACTTGGACCCGATCCCAACTTGCAACACCTGCCAAACAGGACGACTAGCCAGCCTGAAGTCGCTCTCCAAACCAGGAGACGCAAAGCTTCACGCCGCAGATCTGTCCGTTTGCCTGTGCTAGCGGGAGAGTTAACAGCCATTCTCCGAGGCATCCACGGCCCAATCGCAGACGACGATAAAGGCCGATCCTTGATCCGGAATGATGCCAGCCGCAAAGCCAGGGCGCTCAAGGATAATGGTGACGTGCGATTCAAGGACCTACGGGCCCATGATTTGCACCGAGTTATTGTCTGGGCATCAGCTATGTTCTGGATGAAATCAGACGTCGATGAGGACTGTGACGAGCTGTTTTCAAGTTCCTCAGCCAGAAATAGCGTAAAGACCCGCAATCGAATTGCTTCTCGAATGCGGGCGGGCACGCAGGAATAGGTCTGCTTGACACAAAAATTCGGCTCCACAACAAGGACAGCTGTACCAATTGAGTTATATGAACAATTGTTAACAGCAAAACGTGGAGAAAGGGTCCGAATTAAGAGTGTTAAGCAGATCAAAGGGCTGAAGGCAGCCCGCGTCTACTACACAGTCGATGGAGGTAGAGGCGCGCACTGGGACATGCCGAACAATGATTTAGACTCCGTGGTTCACGGAATTTTGGAAAGGGTTTATTACGTCAAGATAAATGGCGAATTTCAAAGCCCTCCCAAACCACGTAGTCGAGACCATGTCAAAGAAACCCTCAATCGATTTCGAGCTCGTATGAAGGATATGATAGGCGATCATGGACGTGTGGCCCCTGTTAGCGAAGAGAAATTTCTCAGTCGCTACAGCGGTCAAAAGCGGAAAATCTACGAGCAAGCAATCGAGAGTCTAAAGACGCGACCTTTGGACTCAAGAGATGGGAAAGTCAAATGTTTTACGAAGGATGAATACCGTAAGGCAGGAGGAGCACCCAGGGTTATCCAACCAAGGAGCCCGCGTTTCAACGTTCGGTGGGGAAGATATATACAAGCAATTGAAGAACCCATGTACGAAGCAATAGATCGTATCTATGATCCGACAGGGGAAACGAAAACTGTAGCGAAAGGTATGAACATGTTAGATAGAGGAATGAACATCGCGGATAAGTGGTCGCGATATGCTAGTCCAGTAGGAGTAGGTCTGGACGCTAAGCGGTTCGATCAACATGTCAGCAAGTACATGCTGGAGCAAGAAATGGACGTCTACGCCGAATGGTTAGACTGCCTTGATGATGGGGAGTATGAAGCATTTTGGACGCTCGCCATCACTATGCTTCAAAACCATGGTAGTTATGTTGGAAGAGATGGTAAGGTCAAATACGTTACTGATGGGCGACGAATGTCAGGTGATATGAACACTTCGTCTGGTAACATATTGATTATGTGCGCCTTGTTATGGACGTACATACAGGACAGTGGCCTTTCTGGTCAAGTTAGCGTCTTGAATGATGGAGATGATAGCGTCATCATTATGGAGAAGCGCAACTTGAAGAAATTCTTAGACAACATGGAACCGTGGTTCAAGGACTTAGGCTTCAGCATGAGCCTTGACGGAATATACTACAGTTTAGAGGAAATCGAATTTTGCCAATCACGGCCTGTACATTTGAACCGTGGTTGGACATTAGTCCCGAAACCATCCAAGAGATTATTCTCCGATCTCGTCACTACCAAACAGATCTCAAGTAAGAAAGTTTATGAGGCCTGGTTGGGAGCTGTTGCAGGATGTGGATTGGCAGGCTGCTCAGGCGTACCTGTGTTCAACTCATTTTACAAATGGTTGGCACGGGGAGCGGTGCCTTACATCCCACAAATGGGCAATCAGTATTATCGATATCGGCAGGAGTTGGTAAAGGGAATGCAAATTAAAGCGAGAGAACCTGCGTGGTCAGAACGTGAATCATTCTACTTCGCCTATGGTCTGACACCCAGCGATCAGAAACTGTTAGAAGATTACTTCGACAGTCGTCCTGATCCCGTCTGGACTCCCATCATAGGCACGGAGGATCTAGTTCAGCAAGTCACTCAAACCATGCCAGGTGCTTTAAATTTGCTCGACGTACACTTCGCGGATAGATACGGCGACATG